GACATCCGTCGTCACTCGGCGTTTAACGATTACTTTGAATTGATGGAAGAGGCCTTGTGGACTGCTCCATCGTCAAGCACCGAAAGTCCACGGACTCCCTTTGGGATTCCATTCTGGATTCAGAAGTCGACAACGACTCCTGGCGGTGGGTTCACCGGGGGAGATCCCAGTGGATTCTCTGATGGTGCTGCTGGTGTCGCCACCGGCACTGTAGCCAACTGGAAGAACTGGAGTGGAAATTACACTTCCGTATCTCGTGACGACCTTGTTGCGAAACTGCGAAAGGCCATGGCTCACTGCCATTTCAAATCACCAAATCAGTTCGCTGAACTGGGTGGTGGAAAAGGTGAGTCAGACTGGGCGTTTTACACCACGTACTCCGTGTTGGAAGATCTTGAAAAGCTGCTTGAATCTCGCAATGACAACCTTGGGGTTGATCTGGCGAAATATGCTGGCAGTGTTGTAATCAAAGGAAGTCCTGTTATCTGGGTTCCCTATCTTGATGCCAACGACAGTTCTAACCCCATTTACGGTGTGAACCACAAGACCCTTCAGTATCACTACAAGAAGGGCCGAGACATGCTCTGGCATCCGCCGCAACAAGCGGCTCGCCAGCACACGACTCGTGAAGTCCACATGGATTCATGGGGTAACTTCATCTGTCTTAACCGCCGACTCAACTTTGTGTTGTACGTGGCCTAACTGGAAAGGATTTAGTGACATGAGTGATCTATTTACTAGACCGCAACTTAAAGCTGCGTCCCTTCGTCGGGGCCTCAGTCCGACACTCTGGAACCAAGCTCCACTGGCACAAATTAGTGTTGGTGGACTGGATCAAGGGTTCGGTTTTATTGACGACTTCTTTGCGTTTGACGACGCTAGTTATCGCTGGGTATTAACTCAGGATTCAGCCGGTACTGTCGCTATGGACGCTGCTGCCAAGGGTGGTGTTGTATTGTTGGACTCCAACAGTACGACAAACAACCAAGGCATCCAGATCCAAATGGGCGGTGCTGCTGGTGCTGCGAGTTTCATTCCGAATGCCAATGCGAACATTTACTTTGAAGCCAGAGTAAAAATCGCAGACATCGGAACTTCTGGTAGCGCTACCGGCAACCTTGTTGTCGGACTTGCTGCTGTTGATACCACTGTGCTTGCATCAGGTGCAAACTCAACTGCAAATCATATTTGCTTTGAGCATCTTGATGACGACAGCGAAGTGGATTTCCACAGCGAAAAAGCTGGGAGTCGAGATTCATCTACAGGGCTTCATACGCTCGTGGATGATGATTACGTGAAATTGGGTTTTCTTGTCAAAGGTTTGACATCAATCACACCTTTTGTGAACGGTGTTGCCAAAACGGCACATACGACCCAAATTCCAATCGTTGCAATGACACCGACGTTTGTTTGTCATTCTGCTGGAACAACTGATCCGATCCTTCATGTGGACTGGGTTGCTTGTTACCAGGAGGAAAACATCGCTAACTAGGATTTGTCTCCTGTGCGCGGCTCAGGTGGGCGGGCTTCGGCCTGCCTGCCTGGGCTTTGTGCAGGGCTTTTTAAACAGGAATACGCACATGGACCATTTAAAACGTGAGCTTCTTGAAGCCACATTCGACCAATTAACTGAATCACAACACACCGTGCTGGATAAGGCACATAAACTGTTTCACCTCAAACACAGCGGCCCTTTGCCGTATGCCGTTCAGGTGGCCATTGCTGTGTTGGTGGATCACATCGATAACGCCAAACCCAGATACCAACTGAAAGTGCCAAAGAAAGAAGTCGCTAAATGAGTTTCGTTCGAGCAGAAGCAGTTACCGGGTTTACATTCGGACTTGTCAACAAAACCACAGGTGCTGCCCTTACGGGTGCAGCAGCGGGTGTTGGGAAGTACATCACCAAAGATGGTGGTACGCAGGCTTCGATTGCTGGCTCGATTGACGAAGAAGGCAACGGGCAATACAGCGTTGACCTGACTGCTGCTGAAATGACAGCAGCTGTTGTTGGCCTGCTCTTTACCCATGCCGATGCTATCCCTGTCCAGTTTACGATCCGTACCATCGGATCACCGGCTGACACCAGTACTGAATCAACGCTCTCAGTGACGCTGACAAGCCTCCGCAAGGAACTTGGTTGGTTCTGGCTTGGTGAACGAACAGCGGCAAACTGGACGGCTGACGAAATCACACAGCTCGATGATATGATTGCCAGCGGTTTGCGGCAGTTCTATCACCCGCCTCCTACTCAGAACACACCCAAAGGCCACAAGTGGTCTTTTATGGAACCAACCACAACACTTTCCTTGGTCGCTAGTACAGCTGATTACACGTTAAGTGCAAACTTCGGTGGCCTGATCGGCTCGATGACTTACTCAGTGGACGACAACCGCTGGTTCCCCATCGACATTACAGGCGAACACAGAATCCGAACTTTGCGACAACGTGACTACACAACTGTCACCAGCGATCCCAAGTTAGCCGCCGTCAGGCCTATAAGCAGTAGCGGGTCCAATGGACAGCGATTTCAGTTAATGCTGTACCCTTCTCCGGACAAGGCGTACACACTTTCATATCGCTATCACGCACTGCCAATACAACTGACGGCGGCAAACCCATACCCGTTAGGAGGTGAAGCTCACGCTGAAACCATCCTTGAGTCCTGCCTGGCGATAGCAGAGAGCCGAATGGACAACAATGCGGGAATTCACGCCGCAGCATTTCAACAACGACTTGCTGCATCCATTGCTCACGACACGCTGATGCATACGCCCGAACACATGGGATACAACGGCGATGGAAGTGATGGTGGCATTTGGTCAGAGCAGGCAAACAGGTACATGAATGGCGACATCGTTAAGTACAACGGGTCATTTTACACAGACGTTAATCCGTAGAGGAATCAAATGTATTCAACCCCACAAAATGAAGTGTTGTCGAGCATCACCGTTAGTGATGACAAGGACAACTCCACAGCTCTTGTGTTCAAAGGATTCACCAAGGCAATCGTTTTGGTTCCAAGTGGATCTTCGATCACAGCCATCACGTATTGGGTTTCCAGTACCGAGGATGGCACTTACACGCAGATGTACTCAGGTGGATCTGCAATATCAACCACCGTCGCAGCCTCACGAGTCTTTGCACTGAACAGTGCAATCGAGGGTGCTGCTTATCTCAAACTGCAAGGCGATGCCGCCGGGACAGTAGACCTACACCTCATCTCTTCCTGAAAGGAATAGAACTATGACTAGCGGACACAACGTCCTTCAACAAATCTCCGCAACCAACGAACTGGAAATTTTAGATCCGGGCAGTGGCGGAACAATTCAAGTGGATCGCAGCATGGGCATTTGCTCAGTTGTTACCGGTGGCGCAGAAGCACGAAAGATTGCTTCTCCTCAACGACCGGGTATCATTATCTCGATCTGCCTCAAAACTGATGGTGGTGACCTAACCATCACGGGTGAAGGGTCAGAGATTCTGAACTCTGGGCTTGGAACTGAAACGACCGCTACGATGGCTGATGCAGGTGACCTGCTCACGCTGATTAGCATTCGCAAGGGTTCCAGCATTGTTTGGAGTTCCTTGGCCAGCAACGGAGTGGCAATGAGCTAATGTCTCGATTACGGACAAGGTTTGATTTGCCTTGGCCTAATCTTGGTTTGGTCGAAGCTACTGGGTACGAAACTCAACCACGAGGTTCCACCGTGGAGTGTCAAAATGTACGGGCCTGGGAGCCTAGTACGGGGCGTTCCCGTGGTGGCCAGCGTGCTGGATTGGCAAAGTATGTCAATGCCAGGACTGCTGATGGCAAAGTCCAAGATATTGGCTCTGTAGTTGCGCGAGCAGTTCCTGCTGATCAGGATGAGGTTGGTGCAAGGACCGTAGTCTCGTATGCGGTTACCAATGGTACTGTGGCCAAATTCACTACGAGTGGATTCACCACGGCAACCAACGGGAGCGGTGCGCTTTCAAGCAGTGTGCCAACCATCTTCAGTACCAGCCTGTTTGGTGTGGTCTACTTCGCTGACGGAGCATCTGTAAAGCAGTACACCGCATCAACGAACACAGTTGCCGCATGGTCAGCAAGTTCAGGTTCACTTCCGGTTGACTCTGGGAACGAGCCTCGACTGATCGAAACGTGGCGTGGTCGTATTGTGCAGAGTGGTGTCAGCAGTGACCCGCATAACTGGTACATGAGTGCGGTGGGCGATGCCCGCAACTGGAACTATTCTCCCACGACTCCCAGTGGAACTCAGGCTGTTGCCGGTAACAACGCAGAGGCAGGTAAATCTCAGGACATCATCAATGCGATGTGTCCTTATAACGATGACTTGCTTCTCTTCTTTGGTGACCACAGCATCTGGCAGATGACAGGTGATCCGGCAGAAGGTGGTCGCCTTGACCTGATTAGTGACACCATTGGTGCGCCATTCGGCAGGCCGTACTGCAAAAGCCCTGAAGGAGTTGTGTACTTCTTTGGTAATCGTGGTGGAGTCTACCAGCTCACCCCAGGGTCACAGCCAATCAACGTATCCGAGAAACAGATCCCTGAGCGACTCAACACATACAACGCTGATACGACTTCAGTCCGAATGGTCTGGAGTGACATCGAGCGTGGATTCTATGTGTTCTTAACCCCATTGGCTGGCGGAGCGACGACCAATTATTTCTA